CTTCGACGATCGTTTATGTTTTACATCACGACACCGCTTACGATCTTTACGGTTGTGAGTTTTGTTTGGATGTGAACTAGATGTTCGTCAGTCGGGGTTAAGAACGGCAAGTCGATTCAACCATTTAATGGGTTGACCCGACAAGCTACTTTCTACAAGTAGTAGTGTCTTCTTAATGCGCTCTAAAACTGGATCAGAGACCGAATATTTAGGGTCTCGACCAGGCAGAATCTGCATTGAACCGTTTTCTACCCATAATGATAATGGAGTTACTAACTCCATCATCTGGGCAGACACGTATTCAATCACCTGATCTCTGTCAGAGAAACTCATCTCTCCAAAGTGAGAAAAGAGAGCTTGAGCCGTTACAATAAGGTCTCGTGCCTTATCTGAAAGCGGTTCCGCGTATTCGCGAATCCACTCTCTAAGGACCACATGGCCATACGGAACTACGGCTACTGACACTTCTGAATCAAAGAGGTCTCCACCTTCAAGATTCAGCCTTGTGCACAGAGCTTTTACCCGATGTAACTCAGACATGAGAGACTTCATATAATCAGTCTGCATATCTAAGATTACCCACGGGGAATCAAATCTAGTGGAGGCTGCCCGATCTAAAACATCGGAACTTAACATTTTAGTATCGAGCAGTAATGTTCGGCACCAAAGTGAAAAAGACACCTCTGGTAAACCAAGATTAGAACCGAATCTAGGCATCAGAGCGAGAGCAAAAGCCTTCGCTAGATAACCGCAACCTTGCCCTTTAGCAAGATTGCTACTAGTACTACGTATTTCGCTTGGTCGCAGAAATAAGCGAGCCAAGCGGGCCATACCAGTGGTAGACTTACACTGGGCCCAACCTCTCCGAACCAGCCGAGCTGCGAAAGCAGTTCGAGCCGCAGCTCCATCTACTTGAATTTCTTCTTTCAATGAAGCGGGAGATATGTTGTGTTCCCCAAGAATACTTTGATTCGCGAAATTTATGAATCCTTTATCTGATTCATAAGATTTCGCCAAGCCTATCGGTATTCCCAATTCATCACAAACCTTTATATACTGGTTTGCGACGTCTCGGTTGGAGATACAAATATCATCTCCTAATACCAAATAGTCAAGAAAGAATTCTTGGTGACCCGCCTGGTAGGCCGCAAATTGTACAAGAAAATGGTGTACAATCGCTAAACCACCCCAGGATGAGTAAGCACCCATCGGCTGTCCACGTGTGTACCGTACGGATTCAGTTTTGCATCCTTTAACATTAACCGTAGAGAAATCACGGTCAACCAAAAGATTGATCCAAGCTTGCGCCAAGTCGTCACCTAATATATGCCCAAACACCCATTTATACAAGGGTGTCGGAATCATATCAGTGGCAGACTTAAGATCATAACAAAATTGGTCCTTAAGGCCTTTCGCTGCGTGAGCCCGTAAGGCTCCCTCCTGATCAAATGTAGCATCAGAAGGTACAGTAGAAAGTACTTCAAAGATCCAG